GGAAGGCGCGGGTTGCCTCCTGCCGGTAGGTCTCGGCGTCGGTCATCTGCGGCTCATGGAGTAGAGCTTGCCGAACTCGTACCGGAGCTTCGGGATGAGGTGCGCCTTGATGCGTTCCTCGAACTCACGGCAGATCGCCTCGAACAGGTGTGGAGTTTCCTGCTCGCTGACCCGGTAGCTGTCGCGCATGACGTACCGAAGTCGCTGCGGATCAGGACGCCACACGACGTCGATGCTGCGGGTCATCTCCATGGGGTTGATTTCCATGGACCCGTCGAGCAACCCGTAGGAGACCGGGATGGCCACCTTGTCGTAGTACTCGCTCTGCATCCCATCCATATGCTTGGCCATCGCCTCACAGCGGAGGTGATAGTCGTGGATGGTCCGCATCAGATCGGTGATCCGGGCCTCGTAGACCCGAGACATCGCGTAGACCTCGTTCTGGGTCTTGCGCGGGAGGTACTTGTCGATCAGCTCGGTGACCGAAGGGTAGGACTTGGAGCCGGCCTCTCGACCGGTCCAAGCCTTGCTATCGATGTCCAATCAGAACCAGCCGAGGACCGCGCCGATGATCCCGACCGGGATGCCGACGATGCGGATGATGCCCATGGTGGTCAGCGGGGCGTCAGCCGTGGCGAGGTGGATGACGGCGATCAGGTTCATGACCCAGCCGGCGAGCGCGGCGATGATCAGGGTGAGCTGGAAGATGATGGCAGCCTTCATGATTAGGCCACCAGCTTGTTGAAGCGCTTGCTGATCTTGGCAGCGCGGTCGAGGCGTTCCTTGGCGGCGTTCTGCTGGTCGATCTTGGCGGCGATCTCGGCGTCGTGCTTCTCGACGATCTTGGTCTCGTGGGCGACGACAGCTTCGAGGACGTCGAGCGCCTTGGTGAAGCCGGCGATGGCCTTCTCGGTGGACGGGGTGCCGACGATGACGGAGACGATGGAGGCGATCAGGTTCTTCATTTCTTCACTTTCGTTTGGGAGTTGAGGATGGCTTTGAGGGCTTCCATGCGACCGGCAGTCGGTGCTTCGTCGAGCCAATCCTGAGGGATCGACTTGTCCGCGTAGAGGAAGCCGTGGGTCTCGCACCACATGGCGTAGGTGGTCTGGGACTGCTTGGAGATGCGGGTGCCTGAGCGGCTGAAGACCAGCCTGATGTCGAGATCAGGGTTCTGCTCTTTGATCAGCTTGTGCTTCTGGCGATCCGCAGTGACGAACTGTCCTTTGGTCTCCACGATGATGCCGTTGTTGAGCAGGCGGAAGTCGGGTGTGTACTTCGCCAGCCGCGCCGGTATCTCGTAGGTGATCTTGAACGTCTCGTAGGTGTAGGGGACGCCGGCATTGTCCAGCTCCCCTGCCACCTTATCTTCGAGCCCCGAGCGGAACCCCTTGGCGACAGCAATCTGCCGCGTCGAGGTCCGCTTAGGGAATGGGCGTCGTGCCAAGGCTTAGAAGTCGTCTTCGCCTGCCGACTTGCCGCCCTCGGAACCGGCCTCGGACTTGTCGTCGCCGGCCTCTTCCTCCGAGAACTCGCTCGGGTCGTAGCCGTAGCCTTCCTCTTCACCGAAGCCGTGGCTGTCAGCGGAGCGCGAGCCATTCGACACGAGGTCGATGATCTGGACGCCGTTGAGCATCAGCTTGAGGCCGGCAGCCGCCGTGCCTGGGATGAAGTAGGACGAGACCGCGAAGGACACCTTGCCCTCGGAGCCGCCCCAGATGTTCGGCAGTTTGCCAGCCATCTTCTTGCCGCGAGCGTCGTAGATGTCGGGAGCCGACGTCCACTTCTTGCCCTCGCGGGGGCCTTTCTTCACGACACCGGAGGCCTTCTTGGTGAACTTGAGGCAGACCTCGCCGGTCTCTTCCTCGGTCTCCTTGTCGTACAGGGTCTCGAACAGCGAGTTCATGACCGGGCCGGTGATGTTCTTCTTCTCGAACTCCTTGCGGGTCTTGACGCTCAACTCAGCGAACGCCTTCTCGGCATCGCGCCGGGCTTCCTCGTAGAGGTCGTTGAGGGTGACGCCGTCCTTGTTCTTGCGGTTGACGAAGGCGTCAAGGTCGGAGGCCGACATCTTGCCCTTCAGTGAGTACTCGCCGTCCGGCTTCGGGAAGTCCTTGTTGCCATAGTCCGGCTCGGTCAGCTTCGGGTAGACGAAGACGACGCGGGGGGTGGTGAAAGAGGGGAGCTGCTTCTTCTTGGTATCGTTTGCCATTACAGTATTAAGTCCTTTAGCGGAGGTGTTTAGACGGAATATCGGCGTTCAAGAGCTTCAACGTCGAAGCCCAGGTCGGTCAGCTTGATGAAGAGATCGACCGGCAGCGGCTGACCGCGCTTCCAGTGAAATTTGGCGAGGGTCAGGTAGCTCACGCGGCTGCCTCGTTCGTGAGGACCAGCTCGATTGCCTCAGGGAACTTGTCGACGATCTTCTCGACCGTGGCGTTGATGCCCAGACCGAAGCGGACGTACTGGGTCAGCACATCATGGATGTCCGACTTGTTGACCGTGACGGCGCGGACCTGACCAAACTGGGTTGACTTGGTCTTGGCCTTCAGAGCCGGCTCAAAGCGGGTGGCTAGGATCGTGCGGAGCATCCCGCTGTCGTCCACGAGCCTGACGTAGATGCCATTGGAGGTGACGTCATTGGCAAGGTAGAGGTTGCCCTCGGTGAGGCCGTTCTTGCCGCGAGCGTTGATGCAGCGAATGGTTTCGCCCTTGGTGATCTTGGTCTTGCTCATGCCAGTTCGCCTTTCATGTATGCGTCGATGCCACGGAACTCGGCGCGCTTGCCGTCGTCCCCGTTGATGAGGTTCTTGGTGACCGTGAAGGCTTCCTGAGCAGGAATGCCGAGGTGGTCTGCGAGGGTGAGGAAGACCGCTGCTGCGCCCATGATCTGTATTTCGGGGCGTTGATCCTGCAGGCGGTCGAGGACAGTCATTGCCGCCATGGCTACGTCGCGAGGACCAGCCATGTTCAGCACGTCACGGTTAAGCCGGGGCATGTGGGTCTTTCCAGTTTGCGGAGATGAAGGTGAGGATGATTGCGATGGCGATGATCGCCGTGGCCCATTCGATGCTCATCGGTCGAACAGCAGTCCGCCGATGGTCCAGCCAATCCAGAAGCCAAGGGGGATGGCGATGACCTGGAGCAGCACGGTTGCCACGAATTGTTCGCCGCTCATGCAGCAGCCCTCCGGTTGCGGAACTGAGCCTTGCGCTGCTCTTTCTTGCCGAAGAAGCCGTTCTCCTTCAGGCCCTCGATCAGGGACCGGCGAACCTCGTAGCGCTCCGTCTTGGAGGCAGCCGCAAGGTCGATGTTGACCGAACCGACAGTGATGTCCTGATGGGCAGCACCCATGCGGATCGTTATGTTCTGCTTCATGTGAAATCCTTCGATGATGTTTCGTAGGGCTAGTGGTGGCCTTAACCTACCGTGCGGGATTAGCTACCTTTGCGGAAGAGTTCAGGCAAAGAAGAAGTCCGACGCCAAGACAGCGTCTAGGTTCAGGTCTCCTTTCGGGGGAAGTGGCTCGATCTCGTCGACCGAGGGGTTGTTGTCGATGATCTCCCGCCGCAGACGGGCGAGGGGGTCTTCCTTGTACATCTCGACGAACACCTTGCGGAGCGTCGAGGCGAGCAGGGTCGTGTTGCAGGCGTGGGTGCCGTAGCTGTCGTGGATCATCGCGAAGTGCGTGATGCCCATGGCAGCCAGAGCGTAGACCGTGAGGATCATGGCTGAGGCGTCCATGGAGTGGACATAGTTGGGGCTAATCGACGTGGCCTGCTTCGCCGCGTTGATCTCGTCGGTGTCGGTGAACTCCCGCAGCTTCACCATCTTGCCGGCGATCTTGGTGCGCAGGAGCCTCGACCTCATATCGAGGTAGGACTGGAACGCCACGAACCCGCTCGGCGTCGTCCAGTGCAGCGGGAGGTTCTCCTTGCCGACCACTCGGGCCGTCCTTTGGAGCCACCCCATGGCGTCCCTTGCGGCGATCACCACGTCCCCGATGCTGTCCCAAACAAGGCTGGCGAGGAAGCCGATGGCCTTCTTCAGTTCGTCACCGAGGTTGTGCTTGTAGCCGGCAGCGATCTTGGCCTTCACGGCCTCGTCGACGTACTTGAGGCACGACCTGGGCGTTCCACCGTAGGGCAGCACCATGACGGGACGCTTGGTCACCTTTCGGTCGATCCCCATGGTGAGCCATTCGTGAGCCCACCTTTCCCTTTCGGGATCAGCTCCGTTACCGTAGGCAATAAGACGCAGTTGTGCCGTCACGCGGTCAGCGACCACCTGATAGATGTCCTGTGGCTTGTCTGCCGGGATCAGGTTCACCGCCCGCCCGCCGACGCTGTCGAGGAGCATGGCCGAGAAGTGCTGCAGCCCGTTGCAGGACCCGTCGAGGGCGATGGGAAGGTGCGACACGAAGTTCAGTGTGTCTGCCCTCATCCGGTGGAACTCAAAGCAGAACGCGAGGAAGCACCATGGCTTGTCAGCCTCGGTCCACCAACGGTAGTCGAGGGGGTCCAAGGCACAGTCCCTGATCTTCCCGGCGTTCTCGTAGACCCACGCCACCCGCTCGTCGAACGACACCTTGTCGACGCCGAACGTGTTGGCCCCATGGATGCACAACCAGCGCTCGCCATCTGCCCCAAGAGGCTTCCCCTCAGCGAACTGCAGCAGGGCCTTGACCGGATCACTGCCCTGCGGGTGCAGGACTAGCGGGACCGGATAGGCTCGACCACGGAAGTCAAGGTTGTGTGGGAAGTAGATGGCCTGCTCGTCGCGGAACCGCTCGGCCAACCCGAGGAGGGTCTCTTGTGTGAGGCGATCCTGCCTGAGCTGGAGGTTCTCGGAGTAGACGTCTCGGGCTGCCCACTTCCATTCCCGCAGCACGTCGGGGTTGGTGTCGATGTCGTGCGGTCGCACAGGCATGGGCTTGTCCCCCGGCACGAGGCCGGCGACACCCTCGTTCGACTGGGCCAATATGGACATGACGTCGAGGACGGCACCGTTGATCTGCCACGGCGTCCGCTGGATGGCGTTGAGACCATGCAGCAGGGCCGACTTGTGCTGCGCCTTGGCGAGGTTCCGCTTGAGCAGCTCGACCTGTTTCTTGGTGCCCCTGCGGATGAGCTGAAGGGGCCGGTCGAGGTCCGTGTAGTAGCCGCCACCACTCATCCCCGTCCAATCCTTCGGAGGGATCACGGTCGGGAGGTAGTCAGGGAACAGATGCTCGCCACCACGGATGGACTGCTCGATCCACGCATTGGCGCGCTCGGTCAGGTGGACGAGATACTGGTCCTTCGGAGCGTTCTTGTCGCCACCCTCTGACGCCCGCTGGATCACGGCCAGCCCGGTGTTCTCGCAGAACAGGTCAACCAGCTTGATCCCGAGGTGGATCATGTCTGTGCGGCCCCACCGGTCCCACGCGATGTTGTGCTTGCCCATGGCGAAGGTCAGAACAGCGGCCTTGTGCTGCTCCGTCGCGCCATCATCGGACAGCTTCCGCAGCTCATAGTCGAACTTGTCCTTGTCCTGCTTGCGGAACTCGGTGAAGCGGGCCTCCAGCTCGACCGCACGGGCAACCGAGACGGCCAGCGTCATGAGAACCGGTGAGCGCGGCTTCATCATACGCCCGAGGATGGCCCTGCAGGCGAGGTATGAGACCACGTCATGGTCCATGTCCTTGATCAGCTTGGCGGCGAGGGCGCGCGGCCCAGGACGACCCGAGTACACCTCATCCACAAACTTGGTGATCCCCTGCGCGACGGGACCGACCGCGCTTTCAAGGATCGAGCGCCCCGTATCCGTCTCATAGCCGCGCTCCTTGTCGACGTTCTTGCGAACCCTAGAGAGGTATCGATCCCGACCGAGGCCGGACATTTCGATCTCCAGCTCGATCTGCCGCTGGAGTAGGTGGTCGTGGTGCGTCATTCATTCTCCTTATGGCGTGTGCGAGGCCGCGCGCCGCGTTCCCCGCTCTGGGCGTGTTGCACATGATCTCGAAGAAGACGTGCTTGGTTTCGGCGTAGGTCCAGCCGGCAGCTTCAGCCAGAACGTGGACGCCTGTTCGGTTCTGGGCCATCAGGCGAATGCCCTGTTCCCGGCTTCCCAATCCCTGACTGGGGCTTTGACCGCGAGTTCACCGGGCAGGGCGCTGTAGCAGGACCGGAAGTCGAACCCCTGGGCCTTGTGGTAGACGTAGGTGGCGATCACGCTGAGGCCTTCCTCAGAGACGACGAGCATGTCCCTGACGCCCTTACCCTCGGATCGCATCTTGGCTGTCCTGAGGTCGTCACCGAGGTTCTTGCGGAGGAACCGGCGCATGTAGCTGCCGACCCGCTTCTTGTTAGACTTGTCTCGACCGGGGACGTCGTTCTTCAGTTCGTCGGGGATGATGTCGACCACGGCGTAGTGCAGGGAGCCCTCGACCACGGTGGCGCGCACCTTCCGCTTGAGCTGCGAGTTGAGGACGATCAGGTAGGCCGAGACGCCCATGCCCTTGATGGTCACGGCCTTCGACCGATCATAGCGGGTGCGGCGGCGGGTCGAGGAGAAGCCAGCGTTGGTTTCAGTGTACATTGGGGATCAGCCTTTCTACGGCGTGGAGTTGGTCGATTGAGAGACGTTCGAGCTTCGCGTTGATGCGCTCGATCAGGGCAGCTCGGGGATCGTCGGAGGGCTCCTGTGGTGGGGCCTGGAAGACGAGGCGGCTCGACTGCCGCTGCTCGGTAATCTGGAGTGATCTTCCGCGTACGCGGACAGCCGCTGCAGGGGACCGACTGGCGTTCTTCCGGTCGTTGATTTCCGCCACCGTAGTCTTGCCCCCGGCGACGGACATAAACTCGTAGGCGCGCGTCTTCTTGATGTCGGGGCAGTGGGCCTTGAGGAAACCCGCGAACGTCATTTCCTTGCTTTTGGTAACGCGGTCCCTGGCCTCGATCAGATAGAGGCCGGCTGATTTGGCGTGTTCCATAGCCTTCGCATAGTTCTTCTCGCCGGCCTTGTAGTGCCCGTAGGCCTGCGCCCCGAGCTGTTCGAGGGTCATATCCCCGAAGCTGCTGTTCACGGCCTGTTCTCCTTATTGTCACGTTGTCACAAAAATTTGTCACACGGCGAGTTTGTCACCGTATCTAGTTGCGATACCGTATCTATCGGTCGCAGGCCAAAACCCTTATGTTTCACAGGGGTTTAGCTATTTTTTGGGGAGCAGCTACGCTAGGGGAGATTGGGCGGAAAGGAACCTAAATCCAGTCCCTTAGCGTAGCTGGTGCGGGTAGAGGGACTCGAACCCCCAAGCTTTTCAAGCACTTGGACCTAAACCAAGCGTGTCTACCAATTCCACCATACCCGCTGAAATTGTCACTTTGTCACCGTTTGTCACGGCGTTTGTCACAAGTCAACGAGGGTCGGAATTAACGACCTTCAGGGTCGGCTTGGCCTCGTCGAGGATGCCACCGAGGATGTCCCCTGCGTCGTCGAGATCGCCGGTCGCCAGCTTGGCATAGATCAGGGTCGTCTCGATGTGGAGATGACCGAGCCACGTCTGGACGCGCTTGAGGTCGACTTTGTTCTGGACCAGCCAGCTCGCACAGGTATGGCGCAGGGTGTGGATGACCACGTCGTCGAAGCCGAGCTGCTTCTGCATCCGCTCCCACAGGTCACGCATCTTGCGCGCCTTGCCATCCGACCCACGCATGTGGGTGAACGGCCCCTTGGCGTCGGGCTGTAGGCGCTTCATGGTCAGGACCGCCTCTTTGGCAGCCTTGGACATAGGCAGCGTCCGCGCCTTGGACTTCTTGTCGCCCCCGAGGAACAGGACCGTGTTGAAGCCCGGCCCGAATGAGTTCCAGCGGAGGTCCATGATGGCCCCGACACGCGCCCCGGTGTGCAGGGCGAAGACCGTGAATGCGTGGGCCTCGGGCTGGTGCCAGTCGCGCCACAGTTGGAGGATGCTCTGCGCCTCTTCCTTGGTCAGGAAGCGGAGACGCTGGTTCTCCACCTTGTACATCGGTATCTTCGGCACCCGGTTGATGACGCCCCGCTCGCAGGCTTCACGCAGCATCTTGGACAAGGCCGCGAGCTTCCGGTCGGCGGTGGCGTAGGTGCGTCCGCTCTCGACGACATGGCGGGCCATCCGCTTCATCTCGTCCGTGGTGATGTCCTTGACCAGCATGTTGCGACCGAAGAACTCGACGACCTCCCGACCGTTGGCGATGGCCGTCTGTGGTGCCTTGATCTTCGGGTTGTTCGCCCAATGCTCGACCTTGACGTGGTCGAACAGCGGCCCGAGTGTGTTCAGAGAACCCCCCGCCTCGGTGCGACCGTTCTTGGGTGTCGGGATAGGGGAGCCGCGCACGATGGCAGCGCGCGTCTCCAGCTCGTAGGCTTCCGCCTCGGCCTCACTGTCGAACGTCTCACGGTAGCGGGTGCCCGCCACCATGAAGTCGGCCATGTAGGTGTCGCCGCGTTTCCTGACGGACATGATTAGCTCCCTAAGAGTTGGATGAGTGTGTTGTAGACCTGGGTGCCCCGAGTTGTAGGCTTGGCTCGCTTGAAGCGGCGATCCATGGGGTCCTCATAGGTCTTGATGAGGTTGAGCCCCGGCTCGAACGTGATCTGGCCACCCTTGTTGACCTTCTTCGTCTCGGTCAGGGCTTCCATGTTGCGAGCGAGTGGACCGCCAGCGGTCAATCCCGCGCGCTGCCCGTACTCCGTGAACGTGAGGTCGGGTTGCGCAACGATGTTCAGGAACAGGCTGATTTGTTGGGCCTGCATCTCGGTGTTCAGCTTCCTGAACTCGTCGATGAAAGCGATGAATTTGCGGGCCGTCTTGTTCTCGACCCCTCGCGAGACAGCAGCGTTCATGGTAACTTCCTTCCAAGTGATAGGTACGAGGCAGTTGTTATTCCAAGTCCGCATCTGCTGCAATAGCGGAGGTGCCCTCTCACACCCCCGCCGCAGCCCCTCTGTTTCAGCCTCCCCAGGCTGTCGTCCTACTGAATGCGCTCCTTAAGGAGTTCGACAGGGTAGGCGTTGATCTCATTGATGCCGATCTCAATGAGGGGTTCCGGCGCTGGCACCTTGATGATGCTGATGCCCCGCCGATTGGCTTGATGCGTTAGCCAATGTCCGTCCCGTAGGGTTCCGGTGATGGGATCATCCATCATCTCGAACGCCCCCGGCATAGTCTTCGAGAAGTATCCAAGCACGGTGTCGTAGCCTGTCGGCACTTCCGGGCTTTCGTAGGGGTTGATGGGTACACTCGCGCTGACCCCCGGCGCGATCCCATTTCTCCCTTCAAGTGCAACTGCAATACGGGTCAATACACCGAGGATTGCATCGGCCTGCGCGTCATTCATTTCTTAAGTTCCCTGAGACTATAGATTAAGGAGCGTCCCTCCATGGGGCGTTCCGTTACCGGGTGTTACGTTTCGTGTCTACAATTGAACTGTCCAATTTGGACAGGTTAGAAGCGGCTAATAGAATGAGCCGGTTTATGTCGTCGTAGAACGGCCCAACAATGGCCCGCTCGGTATCGCTTAAGATCGGGATCGAGCGCCGCCCGATGGTGACCGTCTTGACCCTTCCCAACTCCTCCAGAGTTTGGACGTGGCGCATGACAGTGGAGCGGGGCAGGCCGGTAGCCTTCGCGATGGCAGTCAGGTCCAAGGGCTTCCTCTCGTAGATGCCCATTCTGATCGCCATCATGACGACGTTCAGGTAGGCGTTGTCGCCTAACTCTATGACCCTCCGCGTGATCCCGAGGATCAACTTAATCGCTATTACTCTCTTGGCTCTCTCCTTCGGTGGTGTCTTCGGCATTCAAATTCCCTTGTTCCAAAATGGGTCACTTAGGGGAAATGAGGTGGGGAGCGTGACTGTACATTAGTAGAACCTCACGCTCCCTTGCCCTTAGGCCACGGCCTGCAAATGGTAGCGGGCGTACTTCTGGCCGGTCGGGTCGACCTTCAGTTCGGTGACGATCTTGTGCCCGAGGCGCTTCAGATCGAGGACGCGGGCCGGCAACTGGCGACAGCGCAGGACGCCCTGGGCTTCGAGCGACGTGATGGCACCCTTACGGCGCAGCAGATCGAGGACAGCCTTGGCCATGGGCGCGGTGGGCTCCTTCACGATGGCCGTTACGAGGGTGCAATCCTGCAGCTCGACGTACCAGCCGGTGATCGGGTGACCGTTCAGCGCCGCTAGATCGAGCCCGTCGACGATGGTCATCTCGGACTTGCTAAGAGGCCAGCCCTGTCCCTTGAGCGGGATCACGACATGTTCTCCGCGCTTGCCGGCGTAGATGGCATGGAAGCCGTCCACTTTGACGATGTCGCCTGCATTGAAGGTCTTGGTCTTGGTCATGTGTGTTCTCCGATTGAATGGTTGATCAGTTGAAGCGAGCGCCGACGACTTCCCAGTACTGGCCGCAGCGTGAGCGCCGCTTGGTCAGTCGGGTGCCGTAGGTGCATGGCCGATAGGTGTCCGAGTAGTCGCGCATCCATGCGGACGCCTTCCCCTCGGTCAGGAACTGCTCGTTGATGGTGTGCATAGGAATAAAGTCCTCGTTGTTTGGTGTCAACAGGGTTTGTGAGTTACGCTTGCAAATGCGAGTTGGGCTTACGCGATCTTGACCAGCCACCAAGCGGTGAACAGGCAGACGAAGGCGTAGCCGGCGACGGTGATCTGGACGAACTCCCAGAGGGTCACGCTGGTACCCCGACGAGCTGGTCGACGAAGTATTCCTTGGTGCCGCCGTAGAGGTACGGATCGCGGTCGATGACAGACCTGACCGGATAGGGGCCGTTGTTCGGGGTGCAGATCGTGACAACCACGCTGATGGCCTTCGAGCGCACGAAAGGGGTTGCCCGATGGAGCGCCTTATGGGCCGCGTCGAGTGACCCGCAGGCCTCATAGGCAGGGTCGAGGAGGTCGCCCGAGGACCGCAGTGCGCCAGTGGCGTTGCGATACCAGACCATAGACTTGAACATCATGCCCAATCCCCCTCAGGCCACTCGACCGGCACCATGCGCAAAGCCCAGCCCTGCCCATCCGGTGCCCTCCACAGGAAGACCTCGTGCTTGTCGTTGCCGCTCTTCCGAGCCCATGTGATGGCCTCGTGTTTGACCGTGAAGCCAGCGATGGGCTCGCCGGCCTTCCAGACCGTGTAGATGTGGCTGGCGCGGCTCATGCCTCGATCCTCCAAGCGGTCACCCTGGCCGGCTTGTTGCGAACCTCGACCTTGCCCTGCCGACCAGCCAAGAGGCGGGCGACGGTCTCACAGGCCTTGCGAGTGTGGTGGAACCCGATGGCAGTCGTTGCCCCGGTCGTGTGGGACACCTTAAGCGCCCATTTGTTGCCCCGTTCGGTGTACTCGTCGAGGCGTTGGCAGATGTAGGTGGTCATCGGACCCTCACAGGATGAAGAAGAAGACGAAGAAGGCGACAGCAACCAGCCCGAAGAAGATCAGGGCAGCGGTTGAGCCGTCATCCTCCTGCGGTGGGATGGTGTTGGCTGCAGGCGCAGCCTGTTGCTGCTGCTGGTTGTTGGACTGCATCCACAGCAGGGCGATCCACGGCAGCGCCGAGGTGAACGTCGAGGGCGCAGAGGGACGGTAGGCCGGCGCGCTTGGCCGATAGGATGGCCGATAGGACGGCGTCGAGCGGAACGACGGTGTCGACCTGAAGGATGGCGAGGCGCGGAAGCCACCCGAGAAGCCACCAGCGCGGCCTCCGAATGAACCAGCGGTGGCCGGCGAGATCGCGGCGACGAGAGCGGTGGCGAGGAGCAGTTTCTTGATCATGTGAGGTTTCCATCCAAGAGGCAGATCAGGGCTTCACGTTCGAAGACGTCAGCGCCGAAGGTTGGGGCAGCGATCCAGTCGCGGACGATCTTGATGACCGTGTCCGACGAGATCGAGGTGAGGGCAACGGTGCGGGTGAGCAGTTGGTAAAGCTCGACCGCGTCCATGGTGGTGACGTCGGGCCGGGTCATGCTGGCACCTTGCGGGCGAGCAGATCGGCAGCCATTGCGGCCTCGTCGATGTCGTCGAAGTGGCGACTGTCGTGCGGCTCGTTGAACTGGACGCGGCGCAGGAAGGCCGGGATGAACTCCCAATCGTAGGGGACCAAATGATCCTCCTCGCCGGTCTCCCGAACGGCCTCCCAAACGCGTTCAGCGATGGGTGCCAGAGCGATGCACACATGGCGCATCTCGCAGGTGCCCCATTGGTCCCACCGAGCGTGGAGCGGCAGTGCCCATTCGTGGCCGGGCTTGCCCTCTTCGCGGTACTCGTCGAGCATGGCCTCCCAGAGGCACATGGCGGCTTCGCAGATTGAGGTGTCCACGGTCATGCCTCGTCGTTCAGGGACCGCACAGCCGCATCAATGTCGGCCTGCAGATCGGTTGTGGTGATGATTTTGAGTTCCTTGGCCTTCCAGCCCTTGTCGCGGTACTCGTCGCGCTCGGCCTTCACGGTGTCCAAGTCGTAATCCCCGAAGGCGATGCCCCAAGGGTTGTCGGCTATGTGGTCGCCCTCATGGACCACCAAGGTGTAGTAGGGGCGCGGCTGTTTGGTCCGGCTCATGACGGGCTCCGAAGGGTTGCGATGAAGAACACGGCGCAGAACGTGATCAGACCCGACCACAGGACGGCGGCGACGATTGTTTCGGTTTGAGGCATGGGTCAGCACTCCCCGGCTGGTTTGAGGGTGGCGAGATCGAGGGTGGCGATGGGCTTGGCAGCGGTATGCCTGAAGGCGACTTGCCAGTTGCCCGCGACGACGTGTTCGGGGTCCACCTCGTAGACCCGCAGGACGGCTAGACCGCCTGCCTGCATCGCTTCGCGGCCAGCCTTCGACCTGAACCAGCGAACCAGTTGCGTCTTGGACCGGAAGCCGA